TGCGAAGCAGACGTCTCCGTATGTACGAGCCGAATCCCTTCTGAAAGAAGGAATTAACAATCGGCTCGACCATTATTGATCGGTCTGTCTTTGCATTTTTTGGAACGAAGACAAGTCGCCCTGGGTGGATCTCTACGCTTAATGTAAACGAATCATCAGATTCGCTACTGGCATGGAGCCCACACCAGGCGGGGGCTTCTGCTATGAAGTCCGCGACAAACTGGCTCATGTCTTCACTACACGCTAATTGCGCTCCCAGCTTTATCCTAGGACAAGCGAGAGCGCCTTTTACGCTGGTGTTTGCCCCAGGCCCAAAGCTAAATGGTAGTTCCGAGAAATCTGGAACCGGTCCCAAAATACCACTGATTTTACGTACAGCTGTAGAAATTACAGCATGAATACGAGGAGGCACATATTTTGGCTTCCTTCGGTGATACTCTAGGGTACGATTCGTTTCTCGGCATTTAGTATTGGCCGCTGAAAACTTCGTGAAAGCTTCCCACTTGCGATCAGATTGAACAGGCAAATCTACGTTTTTACTGTAGAAAGCATGTATCTGTCTTGCTGCAATTAAGTCCTCAACGGTATCGTCGTCACTATAATCGAATTTATAGTTCAGAATGTCGGAGTATCTTTCCTCCAACACGTCTAAACATAGCTCGAAAGTGCGGCGGCGACCCGTTTTGGACACTGGGATCGAAGCATTCAGTTGTTGGGATAATTCCCGAAGTATTGATAAAGACTCTCCGGTATTACGTTTTTGCGTCCACATATCTTTCTCCTTTATTGGAAAGCTTGCCAGATACCTGGCAAGGTGATGCCTGAATCAATTAGGCACGAGCAACGACGTAAAGAGCGAGGTGATCGGCGCAGTGGAACCGACGAATGCATTACCTGCACTAGCCTGATCCAGTGTACCTGTCGCCGTTGTCGACGACGCACCTTGCAGCAATCCGGTAATCATAGCGAGCGAATTCGCACGGTCTTGGGTAGTACTGCGGCCATCTGCAAACATTGTAAAGATTGCAGTTACCACATGTGCCACCTTAGGCGGTGCGACATAGCCCGCGCTGGTGCCGGATGCACCGAGAGTCTCCATCACGGGAACTTCCAGCTTACAAGTCGCCATGTAGCCGGTTTTAGTCGGCTGCACATCCGCAGTTAAGCGGGGTTGACCCATGACAGGAACGTTAGCTACGCTCGCACGCCACATCGGTTTCGGTGTGTCCGTGACGGGAAATAGCGTAAATTCCACGCGGGTGGTGACTGTATCGTCTTTTACCAACAAGTTGGTCATAGCGGACATGTTGTCCCTTTCTGCACGTATGTGCAAGTTAGTTATAGTATGGCTAATTCCATACTATTAGCGACGACCGACGGGTTTACCGCCAGTAATCACGTTCTGCAAAAGTGCCAAAGCATTAGTCGCTCGTGAGACGCCGAAATTCGGCAACTCAAAACGCGGTAGAGGCACTATTAAACCTTGAGGATACTCTCTTTTGTACCAAATCGCAGAACAGCGCGATGTGCAGACGGCCGATATATTCCCATAAAAATCATTCCATTGTTCCCGACTCTGATGGTTACCAGTCCTCTTATAAACAGCACACCAAGTGCCTTTAATAGAAGGAATAGTACTAAAATTGTCGAGATAAGTGGTAATGGGGATCGCCCAGTCAACAACAAAAGAGTATGGGACTTTCTCCCATACCAAAGTTAGCGGGTCATAAAGACCGTTTAACCGTGGTGTACTCAAATTCTCTTCAAGCAGGACTTCATACCAGTACTTATCATGATACATATTATAAGCATCATAAGAGTACGCGTAGGAGCCTGTAGGATGTGCACTGTATGGCCTCTCATGTTCCATTTCTTTCGAAACACGAACAGTCATACGACGTGCGGGGTTGGCTTTTATGCAAAACATGTCGAAGGCCCCCTTAATATCATTTAAGAGGGGCTTCCAACCATATTGCATTTCGAGCCAAGCACTCCCAGCATCCTGGAGAGATAAAGGTTTTACGGGGCCAAGATGGACGTTTTTTAGGCCAAGGCTCCGCGCAGCACCTGTCAGATAACCTCGACGGAGATTTCTCCAACAGGAATTAAAGCGAGTATAAGTACTAGTTAGCATATCAATAGTTTCCTTACCTTCGGCGAGCGCTACAGCAGCGTTAAAGCTGTATTGCTTAACCTTAGAGACGAGTTTCTGTTGAAGTGCTAGCTGCTCATTTGCAGTCCACCAACCTGACCAATCGGCCCAGGTCCACCCGATAGGGGTGTCCCTCCAGCCAGAACCGGTACGGGTTGCTGAATGAAAAAACATGTAGTAATTATGTTTCTGCAAAATGTTGTTTAAGTACTTACCGTCACCACCATGCTGTTCTTTTTTGTACCAGCTTGATGAGACATGAGGAGTTCCAAAAGTGGTAATTTTATCGACCATCTCTGGACACCTCAACTCTCTGTGCGAGTGCTAGCACAGTACTGCAATGTTTCATATTGTGACATCTAATACAATTAAAACACTGCAAACAACGATGCGAACTGAAATGTTCGCACGAGGGTCGTAAAGCCTCAACTTCTGTCTGTTGGTTATCATGCCATTTCATACTGAACGCATACGGAACATGTTCCCACTCAACGATTAAACGCGGTGCCTTACTCGCCTCACGGCGAGTAAAAAGCACAGCAAATAACGATTGCAGGAACGTTCGCA